TTGGACAGCTGCTTTTCTGTCGTTAAACTCGTTGTGCGCACATCCTTGGCACTAGTAGCGTCATCCCCTCCAAGAGATAAAGCGTTTGTGAAGTAACTCAAGAACACGTCGTGTTCAGTCTTGTTATCGCCTACGACCTCATAAGAATCGCCGGAACGTAATGGATGGATCCACGACGTGCTCGATGACGAAGTCATTATACGGAAAGCTCCACTGACGCTGCACATAAACGCAAATACCATATTCGCCTGTTTATGGGCATCAACACCATCACGATCCACGAGGCGTCGATTTAACTCGTCAATGAATTCACCGGTTGCTGCAACAAACGCACCTTTAGTAATTGAATACTTAAAGTTGCCCTTCTTGTACTTTGTAAGACCTCCAACCATAGAATCTTCTGGAGAATTCCAACAGAGCAGACGAAGCCAACGATGGATAATAGTCTGTTCCTCGACTGAGGTAGGATCAGTATCAGTAGAACCCGCCAGAATTAGCGTATCATAAAGCTTATCTGGTCCTGAACCGACGGTGTCAGTCAACGCAAGAACGTCATCGTCTCTAAGTTCATCCATATCGGCAACGGCTGAACGTAAATTTGCCAACAATGCAGCTATCTCACGGATTGAAATAGTGTCAGACTGTAGGCTCGAGAGCAAAGTTCGTGCGCGATCAAATCCTGTACGCAACGCCGTGAACGAGAACTTTTCTCGCGTGTCAGGTGCCACAATACCTTCGACCGCTTCGAATCTATCTGCGTTTACGCGTGAACCCGAAAAAGCGAACAAATAACCCATGTAACGCAGTAAATTACGCTCATTGGCGATAGTCTCTCCAATAGCGTCTCTTGCTAGCTGGCTACCGAGTAGATACATGGTCGTATCATTACTCTGCTTTGCCAACATAGGAAGTGACAGTGCGTATGGAAGCACAATCTCCTCTGGTGCTGCAGTAGCAGGAAGAGATTTTCGTACACCGCTTACAATGCGTGTAGTCGGTACACGAAGAGTTGGTGTAGTTACGGTTGCCACCTTCGTACGTCCACCTAGTGCAACTTGAAAAGCGACATTTTCGTTAACGTGTAGTACTTTGTAGTTCTTGCCAGAACGACCACTCGTTAATTTCTTCTCTGTTACGCTCACCAGCGATCCAGAAAGTCGGGGATTGGACAACGTGCCAAGCCGCTTCAACGGATCTTCTTGCAAGTTAGACATACCATACGTTTGAGGTAACTCAACTGTCGCAGCGATCGCCAACAAAGGAGACCGAGAGGTAATTCGATGGTTTGACCCGCCAGGTTGTCCTTCGACCAGGTCAAACAGATGAGTCCGTTCTACTGTCGACATTCTGGAAAGACCGGTAAAACGTGGTAACTGCTGTTTGTCAAACGTTTTATTGACAGGCAGCATCCCAAAAGATGTACTCACCGTACTCATGGCTAGCATCCAGAGATCGGGACACTGTCGCATACCGAGATTACGTGCTCGGTCTGTTACCTCGCCAACAACACCAGGAGCATCTGGTGCTGGACCACGCCAAAACGCATCATCAACTGCGATATATTCCTCTGCGTTATCAATCGCCGACATTCCGTGCGTAGACACAGGACTGAAAAGAGAGTAATCAATCTCATGATCAGTGCTAATAGCGCTTTGAAGCAAAATCATCATGTTAGCAATCTCGCTCGCCTGAGCATTTGGAGCGATGCTTAGCTGTAAATTCTCCGAAAAGAGAGCGCGCTTTCCAGATGCTTCAGATCCTACTTCAATGACGTACCCAAGATCAGGGATGTGCTGTGCGTCTCGACCGACGTGCATTTCATTTTGACGCGACATTTCCACAAGGAGTGGGGAGATAGCGTCGTTACTTGCTGAAAATTGCACGTCATAACCAATGTCGATGTGGAAAGTACGACCTGGCACGTCGGGATCTTCAACTCGTTTAACGAAAAACATCGAAGCATATTCAGCAGGTGTCACTTTCTGCAATGAACTATACTCATGCTGAAGGCTCGACTCCAACATGGAGATCGCAGTACTGATAGCGTTGTTGTCGTTAGCGATAGCTGCCACCATAGTAGTCCGGCTCTTCGCATCAAAAACTTCAACGTTTTCGTCAACTGGAGTGACGAAACCATAACCAAACATCTCAGCGTTAAGAGTAGCACCAAATGGATCGGTAACACCACTCAAAATAGCTGAAGTATCTTGTGTCGCCTCAATACCTGCACGCTGAGCTCGGACGTAGCCTGAGACGTCGGGCAGAAAACGTAGATTGGCGACGGCATTCTCCAAGTTAAGCATAACAGATGAAAAACGATCACGAACGCCTTTCATTGCGATTGTTAGCTTGATTTTATCCAAACGGAGAGTTTGGCCAACACGTTCCATAATATCAGGAGAGCTGTTAGACTCAACATGGTCAAAAGCGTCAATGATCTTATCGTAAACATGCACTTTAACAGCGTTAGCAACAACGTTTTCAAAACTTGCGACAAGATCCCCTTTTGCTGGATCAAATCGGTCGTAGATGAAATCATACCCAGGCTCTGGTTGTACAACGATACCAGTTGCCACAAACAGGAAATACTCCATCAATCGAACGAGCTTGGAATGATCGATAGAGATAGAGTCGATTAAAGATTTCTGCAATGCAAGCAAAGTCGCATCACCTTCTTTAGTTGTATCGATAATCGATTGCGCGATCTGGGTTTTAGTGTCATTTGCAAGCTTACGCCACCCTGCGGAAATATCCGCTGGTGAAACACCACTTACTTTCATGAGGGCGTCGGTATCCTGCGATGATGTAGTGAGCCAGCGTAACACCGTAGTAGTAGACAGGGTTAGCTGACTGTCATCATTAATAATACAACCAGCAAAACGATCCACTTGTGCAATAACATATGCGCTCATCAGGTCATATACCGTTACTGAAGTAGACTTTCGTCCGTCCAGAGCGGCAAGGTAAGAGAAGCCTCCAGAATCGTCTTTCTCAGTCTTCCATTTATGCTGACCAATATGCTTTGGTGTGCTAATAAAGCTATGGAAGATCTCACGATCCATAGGAATAGCCATACCATGCGTAAACACTGATCGAAGCTGGCGATTATTAGTGATCGCATTAATCAGTTTTTGGAAAGACGCTTCATCAGAAAAGAGATTACTAATCTCTTTCTGACGGAGACGGACTGAAGCGTAAGAGTCAGCATCAGTACCATTGCTGGTCTCTTGCCAAGCTTTATTCAAAGTATCCATGATCGCACCGCTGGTCGGATCACCAGCGGACAGGACATATGACGCAACAGCCTGTGGTAAACCAACAGGTGGAGTGACCCGACCGGGTCGTCTAATAATGATCTGCATATTTGCTCCTAACGCAGATAGAACGATGGCACAGTGCCAAAGTGAAAAGAGGACGCAACGGGAGCTGGTCTCAAAAGAGCTTTGCTCGCGCTTAAACGAAGTCCATTTGAAAGACGGCTCGCGAAAGAGCCGGAAATAATACCTTGTTTAGCTGAATGCAAGGCGATAAGACCGCTTGAACTCAACTCCAAGGCACCACCAACAGAAACGCTAGTGGAATAATTACGATTACGATAACCTTCTTCAGTCCTATCATCGTCCAACTTCTCTGCTGATGCCAAGTTGACGAATGGAATGATAGTCGTATTCGTTCGTTGACCTAGAGTAGTAAGAGGAGTCATTGGACCGATGATTGAATCCCTTGGTACGCCACCGCTCATGAGTTGATTACCAAGCAACGCTTGTAAGCGGATACTATCGATAATTACAGCACAGCCATCAAAGACACCCGAACCAATAACGGCTAAAATGTCTTGAAGTCGGGTAGCAGCGGAAGATCCAACTGGCTCATTGAGCTCAAAGTAGAACGCTCGAGTTTTCGATTTCGCAACATATTGAGCCAGTAAAGACCGTTCTGCCATGCGAACAACACTTGCGTTCTTCAGCATTTCCAAATCGGGAGCGAAGATCGGCTCATGCCCAGCGCCCCACGACGTATCTGTCACCGAAAGTGCGAGAAAATCTCGAGTTCCAGACGGTGTCCATTCGGTTGGGATAACTGGCAAGCTCGGAACATTCGCTTCTGCATTGATGGCATTAACCAAGTTGGTAGCGAAGAATGATTTACCTGAACCACCTCCGCCTATGACAGGGAAGCACCCAGGTAATAACGTCCAATCAATGTAGTTAACTAGAGCTTGGCCAAATGAGCGGAAAGTGGTTTTATCTCCCGCACTAGAACTAACCTGTTGAGGACGGAAAAGAGAGTCCGCATCGAGCGAAGATCTCTCGATCGTCGACGAAACAGCTCCTTCTACTTGGGCAATCCCATATGCAAGGAATGGTAAACACCCACCTGCGACAGTGTTCGACCGGTGAAGGGCAGCTAATGGACTATGCCCCATTTTCACCAATGATGCGTTTCTCACAGGAGTACCAACGTTGAAACGATTATCGCGTTCTTTTGCTGCGCTTAACATGTGTGGTATTGTCATCGAACGACCACAAGTCGGAACAAGTGTAGCATCCGGAGCGAGCTCCATCGGTTTGTAAGACACAAGCCCTCGATGTATCACACCTCCTGTGTAACCAAACGTTCCGACTGGACATAAGGTCTGATCCAGGGGTAATGGCATGCTCAGTAGGTTAGCGGGTACACGTGCTAGAGCTATAGGAGCACAAGCACGACTACCGACGTCATCAAGCTTTTCCGATCTCAGAATTTTGAGAGTGTCTTCTTCTGAAAAACAAAAACCCTCAGATAACATAGAGATACGGAAATCAAGAAGACGATCATCCGTTGAGACAATAGCCTCATCTTCCACCTTCTCTCCTACCGTACGTAGACCGTCAGCAACAGATTGGAAGAAGTTAACGGCAGCGTCTGTTTCCAGCCACTTTTTCCGGGCGTCGATGCCTTCTTGCCCAGTAACGAAACCACTCCTTTGTACAGGATTGAGTCCTGGATCTTCTGACAAGTAGTACGACATTGTAGCTCTTGTCAAAGAACCAATAATACTAGCGACCGCATCAATTGCACCATCAGCAAGTGATGAAGCTGACCTCGATCCAAGCACCCAATCAATAGGTTTCGCGGCTGTAAAAGCAACAAGTTTTCCACCCGCTGCAGCGACGTTGGACACTAAAGTGCCAGTAAGTTCAGCGTTAGCAGCGTTCTCAGCCTGCTGATTTATCTGTCGAGTTGTATGTGCCTCAATAACCAGGCCTTCTTCGGCGTAGCGGATGTGCGAATCGATAGGAAAGAAAGCGCCACTACTAGCGTAAACAAGTTCATTTGCTAGACTTGTTAACGCAGCAGGATTGCTTTTAACAGCGGCCATCAACGTTTGATACCATTCGCGACGAGCAGAAAGAAACTGCTGGATCGTATTGAGGTTCTGTTTCTTCCTGGTGTTAGAAAACTCCTCAAATGATAATACCGGAGATTTCAAACACTGTTGAAGTTGACGCATCTTCGGCCACCACTCTTTGATTTGACTCTCAGAATAGCTTTCAATGTCGAAAAACTTAGCGATAAAATCTCTAAACTCTGTGCGATCGACAGATGCCGTTTTCAAATCACGATCAATGGCCGACGTTTTACCTTCAGCGTATGAGAAAATACCAGATGACGACGTCGATACCAACGAAGGGATAATCTGTTTTTGACACCAAACATAATACTCACGTCCAGTGACGTCAGATAAATGCTCAGGTCTAAAACCGAAACCATCGGGAATCGTGATCGCCCACCGACCATTGTAGTCTACGGCTGAACTCGTGTAACCAACAAAGTCACGCGTGGGCGGTACATTAAGGTTCCTGAGAACCTCGTTTGATCGAGGACCATCCGGATCGGCCACGCACGGTGTACCATCCGAAGGTCGAGGTAAGTCGATCTTCATTCTTAATATATTAGCCATTTTAACCTCTCTTAAAAGCCGACATAGGATGGCACAGATCCTAGCTGCTCGTTTTCTAAAACCGCGAACATGGATTGCTCCAGTTCACGAGGGATACGCTCGTACTGAACTTTCTTATCCCAAGTCAAACGACCAGGATCTAAGATAGCCATCACAAGCGCGATGTTTTGGGGTGTTGCTCCAGGCAGGAGGTAAATAGATACGTTGAAAGGAATCATTGGTTCAGGGTTTCCCCTGCTCCAACGGACGACATCATCGTAAGACGGGACTACGTTTGGGTCGTTGTCCATGTCTAATTTTCTATTGTAAACGTCGTAACACTTTGCGCGCGCTAATTCAATAGCTGTGAGAACGCCAGGGTTATCTGCGTAAACAAAGTTTCTAAAATAATACCCGGATTCGCCAAACACCCGTCTTGGAGAATCATAACCGTGTTCTGGACAGAAGAATCCCACTACCCAGTTCACTAAATCATGACACACGAGAATACTACCATCATCACGTTGTAGCACGATGAAAGCAGTATGTTTAGGTTCTATGGTGAACCGACCATGCGGTGTTGGATAGCTGCTAGACATGAATTTCTCCATAGCATCACGACTACCCCAGTTCACTTCTGAATTTGGACCTCGCCAAAAAGTCCATTTTCTATCATCACCAGTACCACAACAGCGAAGATATGGGCAAAACCCTAACTTAACCTGATGAATGACTTCTAATAGACCTGACGCGGTAATGACAGCACCCCTACGATTTATCCGATCAAGTTCTCGGTCGGTATTCCATCTTAGATTAACTGGTTTATCACTATCGAGAGTAGGCCGTACTACTCGATTTGTAACGGGACCAGCGGCAGTATCAATAATCCATCGAAGAAAGTCGTCAATGTCCACGATGACTCCCATTTCGCTAGCGTACTTAGTATAGTATCTTGGTATACCAACGAGTGTCGCTTCCATCTGGTGTTCAGATCCTATCATATCTGCGACTTCAGACGTACCTAAGTGCCCACTTGTATTTCCAGCGTCAGCGGCCATTGTTCTCAGATACTGTAGGTGAGCTGGAGAAAAATCTAACGCGCCTGGGCGTTTACCCCAAGGATTGTGAGAAAATCTCGAACCAGTTTCACCAGCTATATCGCTTTTGTAGACATAGATAGGATGGAATTGACGACGCACTTCAGCGAGTATTTCTTCCTTAACACCCATTCTACTCATGCGATTTAACAAGATCTCTTCGTGAGAAGTAGAAAATGTTTGATCACATTTAGCTCTATCGACACACACTGAAAATTGGACCTGAGGGTTTGGAAAACCACCCACACCTTCACGATAGGTATCACAACCATACATGAATTTAGCAATCTTCTCTGGACTGTCGCTTGAACAATAGTTTGGATAGGTAGCTTTACGAGATGATCTCATTTCCGCAGCTATCAAGCTTTCAGCGAAGTTAGTGTCATTGTTCTCAATCGAATACTGACGCGACCTATAAGCAGATGGTCGAAGATTGAACCTCTTCTCTATATGCTTAAAAGTATTGCGTAGCATTTTAGCTCGAGGACGATCGTCTAGTGTATTACCAGCGGGGCCGGCCCTACCTTTCCAATCGATTACCAACCTGTCTTTAACTAGCCACATCATTTTGTTGGTGACATCATCATGTAACCATTTAAAGCCATCTTGCTGTCCTCGATAGCCGTGGGCGTGGACTTTTAAAACACGATGTTTACGATACGCTTCCTCGTATTTCTGACTCGACAATAAACCCATGATGTCATCATATCGATTAATACAATAAACAGCACGTTCTACTTTTGAGGACAGATTGTTTTGAAAGAAGGGAGCGCCAGAGCTAGACGCTTTACGTATAGTAATTTTGGCTTCTCGTTTTCCAACGTTGTATGTTGTATCCAATTCGCATTGCGCGAAGACATAAGATACATCGTCGAAAAGATAACCACCAGCTACATATGCAGTTGCTTCGGGTGTGTCCAAACCTGTACTGGTGAGATTAGCCTCCATGATGATTGTCTTATCAAAAGGAGGAACACCAGCTACTCGAGGCATGAATGAAGCGCCTGAAAATATAGCTCTTGGAAGAGAATGAATACCGTATCCAGTCCAGCCAAGATCTAAACGTTCATCAGGTTCAGGGAAGAGGGCCGTAAACGCTTCAAAGAACTTTGCTTTGAAGACCCAATGACGCGGATCAGCAGTTGACGCTCCAACAAAATGTTCGATAGGTCCACCACTCACACCGCGGGTTGCCCATGTACGAAAACCTCCCGATGGCCAGTTAAAATCACCAGCATCTTTAAGAATGTCTTTACGTTTAGGTTCACTCATACGATCTACTCTTTTGACGGTTCGTCATCCGAGGTCGGATCAGCAGTGACCAACGTATCATCCATCTTATTGATGTCTTTTACACCAAAAGCAGTAATCCGAATATCATCAGTCGATACCCACTCTGAATAAGTGTGTACAGGTTTAGTGATAACATGATCTGTATGTTGAGCACGAGCATCCGTCTCTTCAGCAGCCTCGCGAATTTGAACAACAGCCTCTTTAAAATCATTCACCATGCGGTAACCTGACTTAGCTTGTGCGTGGGCTTTAGTTTTAGCATCATCCCAAAAATCGCTGACTGAATTAGCAACGACTTTGACAAAATCGTCATCGTCTTTGAAACCACACATTACCTTCATCGCTGTGCTAACAGCGCTGATTGATTTGTCAAGTGACGCATCAGCTGACGATGGTGTGAAATCAAATTCCATGTCTTTCTCGACACGAACGAATTGTTGCGCTTTTGCAGCAGTCGTATCCATCTTCAGGCGACCTAAAGTTTGTTTCCAGTAAGTGTTAAATACCGGATGCCTAAGGACGTTAGCTAGCCGGACTGGATCAATCGCAGCTGGGTTTGGAACGTCACAGAAATTGCGCTCTTTACGAGAGAAGACACGATCAACGATGAGCTCATGAACAGCAAGAGTAGCTCGCGGAATAAACTTACTCCAATAACGTGCAACTTCTCCGGGTCGTTGAACGTGTCGATCGACGTACTCGGTGAAGTGATTGACGCAATCTTCTGTGGACATCAGGACGCGTTCCCCGTCGGAAACGCTCCAAACAGTTTGAATCGCTGACAGAGCCATCACGGTGGGAATGCCAAAAACATTGTTCATCGCGATTGTGTCACCATGACGGACTTCTGAAGCTTTAACAGCTTCCCACTGATCAACAGCGTCGATGACAGTTCGGTTGACATTAAATTCCGGATTAGCACGTAATCGTACTAACTCACAGCTTGTAAACTCACGAGGTTGAAGGGGAAGAGCGAGAACGCTAACGTCCCATCCTAAACCTGTCACAACAGGACCATGAAGCTCGACAGTAAACTCACACCAAGGCTCACCAAGCTTGGAATTGCTTGTACTCCCGGTAGCAACGATCCCGTAGTGCCAATTACGGCCGTCAGATGCAAATTCTTCCGGGAAAGACTGCGATTCAACACCATGCCAGACTGGCTTAATAGTGTCAACATTACCCTCAAATGAACAAACCACGAAAGTACCAATTCCGGGTCGAGGATTTCCAACACCATATATATTAGGTGTATTAATAGTAATAACCGCCATGAGAAAC